CGATGCCTCCTCTCTGATCATCTCGAGCATCTGCTGGCGTTGCTCAGGAATAACCTCCTCGATGATCTGCGCCCCCTCCCAGCCCTCTGATGCTACGTTCTCAAGCTCTGCTGATAACGCGTTCCCGAGTCCTCGGATATATCCCCCCGCGCGCTCCGCGAGTCGCTGATATGCACCGCGCTCCGCTGTACTCATCCACGACGGCGGGGGAGGGGTTGGGCGCGGGTCATCGCTAGGAGGGGGCGCGGGCGCGTCCATGCCCTCAACGCGCCTCGCCTCTGCCTCTGTCCGTGTCGTCGACCGCAGATCCTCGACTCGCGCGAGCACGAGCGGGGTAAACTCCTCAATGTTGTACTCTCGGAGCTCCGCGAGGCGTTCAGGATTCTCCCCAAACACATGCCCCGCGCCCAGCAGAAACTCGACGGGGCGCATCCCCTCAATCGATAAAGCAGACTCTTCGCCGATCAAACCCGCCTCGCGTAACTCATCTATACGAGACTCAGGCAACCCCGAACCCATCACGCCAAACACATCAATCAAATATGCGTCGTGATACAGCGCTGTAAGGCGCGCGGTTTCTGTGGCTAGCTCGTCGCGGGTCATGGGGTGGCTCGTCGTAGTAACGTATCGACCGCGCGGGAGAAGGAGAAGCGGGGGCTAAACGCCTTTTTTATGACACCCTCGTCACTCAGAACACTTAACAAGTTACGCATAGCGTTGTTGATTCGCTGGCGTTCTTCTCCTTGTGGGTAAATCTGCGCGTCCTCCCCGTCAGGCGTAAGTGTGGACGATTTGCCCGTTTTCTGGATCGTTTGAGTCCCTGATACTAGATATGTATTTTGTTGCCCTCTTGTCTGTAATTCGTCCTCAACATAGGATTCAAACGCACGAGCGAACATTTCATCAACCCCGCACCAGTACCCGCGACCGTTACCCACCTCTACAGAATCCTCATGGTATCGAGTAGGAGCTTTCTCTCGGGCCTCTCTCGCGCGGTCACGCATCCCCTGCAAAACGTCGGCGCTTACGCGTTTGGGATCGAAATACTTTTGATCTTCAGGGTCCTGTTGCTTACGCATTAGACTTCGTTTTTCTACGAGGTTATTGTACTTTTTTACGAGGTCATTATGCTCGTCTAAATACGACTGTTCAGAGCGCCCCTCGTGCATTTTATCAGCGGATCGGTACGCGGTTCGCGCCGATCTCCTTAGTGTTCGCATTTTCAGATCAGTATCGAGTATTTCTCTACCAACCGCCTCAATCTGCTCTTGTGTTGGTTTCTCGGCAGGTGAGTACATGATTGCGTTGATGACGCCCTTATATGCCTCAAGTACACGACTCGGGACTTTATTAGCAAGCGAGGGGTTATGCTCTGCATGTAATACCTGAACAGATACGAGATTCGCCCCGTTTGTGTTACCCCTCGAGTCTGCGAGCGCGTGGCTCGGTCGTTCGATCCCATAATGAGTATGTAACGCGTGATCTAACGCGTGCCCCCACTCATGCGCGAGCGACCCCGCGCCCGCCTGCCTCGTTAAATTGATAACGCGCGCTTGTGGCTCATAGTGCGCCTTTGTCCCGCCCCCTCGCCCCCGAGCTCCATACGCGAGCGCGAGGTCACCATTTAGACCCATACGATCCACGGGTACACCTAAAACACCCGCCAAATCTGTGAGCGCGCCGTAACTGTTAACGACGTGCGTATCTTGATCGGTGCGCGTCATCGATTTCCCCCACTGAATCCCGCGCAGATTCATCTGAGACTCTATCATCTCTTGTGTGACGTTAGCGGGAACAGGTGAACCACCTACGCGCTTAGCGCTACCGCTCGCCTCGCGTTTGAAGCGCCAACCCGTTTTCTTTTTTACTGCACTACGCTCAAAATACGAGGTTACTGCTGGATCATCCCACGACTTTCCCGCTAACTCTTTCGCTTTGTCAAATAGATCATTGAGCGCCTTCAATCTGAAACTAGGTGGAAACTTAAGCTCTTTATCCACATCGTGAGAGTATGCCCCACGCCTAAAGATAAGATTCATCATCGCGCTACGTTTCACCGTTGCAGATCGGCGTTTTTGGAATTCATTATCAACCGCGCGCTCAATCTTCGCTGGGTCTGTCAATCGAGAGCCGTACCGTTTAGCCACTTTTTCGACATCTGAAGCGTTGGGGGCAGTGGGTACACCCGCGAGAATTTGGGTCATGAGGTGCATCTGTCTGCGTAGTTCCTCGGGTACTTCGCCGAATTTAGAGTTTTTATATCGCGTCTCTCCCTGATCCCTCGCGATCCTGTTCGTTAAGTCGTTCGCAGTGAGCCCTCTCGCCACATTACTTCTTTTAGTGTACGAAACGACAGCCCCCTCACGCTGATGGTGATCCGTTCTCGTGATGTCTATAATTGTATTCGGGTTTGAGCGTGCGTATGCGAGAGCCTCCTCCTCTGTATGAAAATATTTATCGGCGGTGTGGGTTTCTTTACTCGCGTCCCTCACTCCATAGGCATAAGAGCTCTCTTTTGCATATCTCTTTTTTTCGCGCTCGTCCTCACTTAACGCACTTTTCGGAATGAGATCACCATAACGCCCAATTTCCAACGACATAATCCCGTCATGTAGCTCTCTGTTTTGATTCGCATCATCAAACGTAGTGAATACACGATCTCTTAATACAGGATCAGGGGGGAAGACGTTTAATGAAGCCAGCTCAGACCACTCATAGAGAAACGTGAGTACGTCCTGCTCGGTTTTACACGCCTCAAGGGACTTCATCACAAACGCGACCCCATCCTTATACACGAGCCCCGCGTTTTCGGTCGCTGTCTCCCCCGTTGCCGTCCATTGTAAAACGACACTCGGGTCATTTTTACCTAATTTAAACGGCGTCGCAGAGATTGAGCTGATTATCGCTTGTTTCAAAATCGACGCTGATGGTGTGTTACCGCTCTCCTCCAGTGTGTCGGCCTCTTCGACGATACCACGCCACCCCGTTAATTTGTCACGCGTGAACGATTTACGCATCTCAGCCGTCGTTAACTCTCGCTCACTCATCATTTTACGAGCGCCTAAAATTACCTCGCCGAGATCAGGCAACCGCCTGCGAGGGGGGGTTTTGAGTAGGCCGGTATCAACAGTTGAAGAGGGCTCTTTTTCGTCGCCTGTGTTGGGGATGAGATCGGGTAAATCCTCGTCAGCCTTTTCGTCAAAAGCCTCGTCAATCTTTTCCTCGATATAAGCGTCATATTTCGCGCGACCCCTCTCCGTCACCTCATACCTTACGCCCTCGGGTGTCTCGTCTCCCTCGGCGATCAATCCGCTCTTTAAGAGTAATTCAATTTCACGCTCATATTCTCCCTCGGCGATTGTGTCGCGCCCGTCAAGCAACGCCTCGATAAACGCCATAAACGGCGACCCCCCACGTTTGTACGCTGGATGATCAATCATCAGCCCCGCCTCATCGATCAGACGATCGATTTTTGTGCGTCGCTTTTCAAGTAGTGCGATCTGCTTTTTAGTGCCTGTTTTCTGAGCTTGCTCGATGTCAGCGGTCACCCTCTCGCGTTGCTCTCTGATCTTTGTGCCCACGTCAACGCCCTGATCAATCATTCTCACGAGTTGATTGACGTGCATCGTCTCCGACTGCCCCTTACGCGGGCCGTCATCATAGGTCACGGTGATCACATCACCGAGGCGTCGCGTGATATGTGCGTGTATCTCCTCCCCTTTTTCCGCGCGAATCATAAATTTCGCGCCCTCTTTCATGTCGTTCGGGTCGAGAATATGACGGCCCCTATGTGTATGCGTCACCTTGTACACATATCTGTAGCGCTTTTTACCGCGACTCATGTACGGGATGCGCTTGATGTATCGATGCCCGCGCGCTTTTAGTAGGGTGCTCACCCATGATCCAAATGTAAACATGTCGTTATTCTCCCGAGGCGATTCGGTATAAAGTGACCGCGATAACTAAGATCGCGAGGCGCGTGACTGTGACCTCATCCATCTCAGTCACCCCCCTCTATTGTGATTTTCCTGAGCGCGCTCCCCAGCTCGTCAAGCCGTCGCTCATATTGCTCACGCATACGCTCGGCTAACTCTGTGACGAGATCAACCTCACCCCCTCGAGTCAGCGATTTCTTGAGCGCCCGTCGACGTGGGTGATTCGCGCTTAAGAGATCATTGTCCTGCGTGTATTTCGGATTACCCCCGCCCATCACGATTTTTCGGAAACCCTTCACGCGCGCAAACGCCCAGCTTTGTCTATTCTGAGATGGTCGGTGACTCACAGAGAACGCACCCGCGCCCCTCCTCCAAACCGCTTTTAATTGCGCGAGTGTCACTCTCTGCCAATCCTGCTCTGCGCCCTCGTTGTGCTCTTTTACGTCCTCTTTTAACGCCGAGATCACCGCGTCGCTTAGTTTGATCGATGCCCCACTCGAGGCAGAGCGCGCGCTCCCCTTCGGGTTGCGCTTGCTCCCTCTCACGCGCTCGTGTGGCTCTGCCGGTGTATCGGCGCGCTCTTGCGCTTTGCGGAGCCCCTGTGATAGCGCACTGCGCGCGATCTCTCCCGCGAGAGACTCAATTCGATACGTCAGAGACTCCTCGGTGTGCTCTGCCAGCTCTCGCGCTGTTGCGTCTAGCTGTAGTTTCATGATTTTTTAACCTTGTCAGCGGTGTTCATTTGCCTCACGACCTTTTGAGCCCAGCGATCCCCCGCGTCTCCCCCCCAAAGTAGCCATGAGATATAGCTCGCGGAGCTACGATCGGCATGATATCCCCGCTCTTTATAAGTGCGGTGACGATTGAAAAAATTCGCCATGCGTCGCACTGTGCGAGGATTCATGCGCCCCCCCTCTGCGAGATCAGAGGCGCGTTGTACCCCGCTCCCAATTCCTAGCTTGCCCGCCTGCTGGGTTGAGAGCCCCCCTCGCCCATGCTCACGACGTAACTCAAGCCCCCGCTTCGCTGATTCGCGCGCACCCTGCGGAGGCGTGAAATCGATGTGACTGTATTTCGCAGGATACGATTTGATCAATGCCTCAAATTTCATAGCTCAACGCTCACAGTGATTCGCGGGATTAACGATTTATCAAACTCCTCGCCCTCTTCTATCCCGCGCCCTCGTCAGCCTCGTCAGCCTCTTCTATCCCCGCGCCCTCGTCACCCCCCTCAAACTCGTCACCCCCCTCAAACTCGTCACCCTCCCCCGCGCCCTCTGCGCCCTCGTCACTCATCAGCCCCGTGATATAGGTCTGATTGAGCACGATGTCGCCCCCCTTATCTAACGGCTCTAACCCCATCTCTGCGCGCGCCTCGTTGATCGTGATGTAATGACTCACCGCGTCAATCCGGTGTTTCTGCTCAGCCTCAGCAGAGGTCACGTCGAGCCCCTCAAATCTAAATGAGAGATCGGGGTCGATCGGGTGAATGATCCAGCGATTAATCCAACTCTGCACCTGTCTGAGTAGGGGCCTGAACCCGCGATCCTTTGACGCGAGGATTCTCTGCTCAGGACCGCCCTGACTCAACGAGCTCGTCACGCCCTCACTCCCAAACACAAACCCCAACTCAGCAGGGTCAATTTGATAGATCGCGCAAGCGAGCTTAGTGAGGTACCCCATCCATGTACTATACCCCATCTCCTCGGCGCTCTGCCCGAGGTTCACGCTACTCACTTCCTCGTTAGCCTCGGGATCTAGCTGTAAAATCGGCGTGCGCTTCGCTTGATGCGCCCCGCTCAACATCGCATAGAAATCACGCCGGAACGCGCGGAACACCTGCGGGCTCATTTTCGATTTCACCGCGAGGATAGAGTTCACATGGATCCCGTTAACAAAATTACTCGCGTTATACGTTTCCGCGTTCACGAGATACGTTACTGTTCGCACGAGCTCCTCAAGCTCAGGATATCCATAGCCACGCGAATAAATCCATGTGCGAGGACGCCTCACCCCGAACGCTAATGAGTCAGCATCCCATGAGGCGACGGTTTTCCCGTTGATCACCTGCACGAAAGCGCTCTCTTCCCAGTCGCGTCGCCCCTGTTTTCGCTCCTCGTCCCCCGTCGCAGAGCGTCGCACTGTGCTCGCGTCCACAGGGATAAACCCCGTCACCTCGCCCTTGCGGTTTTTTAAGATCTCAAACGCACATTGATCATACGTTAACGAGTCGCGTAGAATCATGCGCACGAACGACTCAAATGAGTCAGCGCCCCCAAGCTTAAAACCGTCTCCGCACGTCTCTAGCCAACGCGTGAGCTTGTTGATGCGCTCTCGTAACTCATCATCGATCTCCGAGTCACGATCACGAGGTCCGATGCTGAAACCTGCTGAGTATTTATCGCTCTGAGGCGTGCAAAACTCCGCGACCTGATTAATACGCGTCTGTAAGATCGCAGAAATCACAGGTACGCGCGACATCTGCAATAAGACATCGTAATCTAACCCCAGCGTCCCCTCGTGCTCTGTGCTCCGATACGTGTCTCCATAGGCGTTCGTGCTATCCCACGGGTTAAGGTCATGACTCTGAGGCACAGAGGACGAGGCCCCCACGCGGTCGGATTTTAACGCCTTGTTGATCAGATCTTCAGACGCCTCGCGCAAATCTCTCAACATCTCGGCATACGAGGGGGCGGGGTTGTAGGTTTTCATGTTAGTCCTCTCAGTATACGACCGTAGGATCGGCGCTCTCTTCGTAATATACAGAGAGGTCAGGGGCGTCGATCACGCGAGATTGAATATTATGCATCAGGAGGAGTGTAGGTAATAGATTAAAATGATACTCGATGTTTATCGGATCAGCATCCCCTATAAAATACCCCGTTGGTTCCTGTAACAAGTGATAGTAGTAGATCCCCAGTAACTGAGAGTCTCCCTCAAACCGTAGAGATGTATCTTCAAAAGGATTCGTATAAGTCGCCGTGATGCGCGCAGACTGTTGTCCTCTCGATAAAATGATACTAGTTTTCATCGCTGAAATACCCCTTTAAAATTGCATAGGTCACCGCGAAGTGATGCAGATCTTTATCGTGCAACTTTAGAGCGCGACGCACTGATGCGAACTCTTGAACGCCCATCGTTACGAGCTCAGTCGCTACCGAACTATTGTATAATTTTCCTGCATAATGACTGTGATAGCGATCATCGAAAGCCTCTTCTGTCCTTCTACCATTTTTTACACGCGACGTGTTTCCCGCTTTGACGCGCGTCGCATGGCTCAACGTCACAGCGTCCTGTACTTCGGGCGCGAAATATTCGAGCGTGTGAGCGATCTCGTGGAGTATTGTCGCCCTGTCCGAATCCTTTGTCACTTTTAAAGTCGCTTTGTTCTGCTCGGGGAGTGTGAGACAATTCGCGCGAAATCTTTTAGATGCGCGTTTATAGTCAATATATACACTCGTAAGTTTTGCCGAGTAATCAGGATATAACGCACGCATCTCGCGAGCAAACTGCGCGACGATCTTCGGGGCCTGCCCTCCTCGTGCCGACTTAACCCCCGTTTCTCTGATATCCATCGCCCCGCTAGTGTCTCCTGAACCGTCGAAAATCAAACCGCTCAAAAAATCAGTATTGCTCGCGATTTCATCACGTTGTGCTTTTAATCGCACCCTTTGCTGAGTTTTGGCGACATAGCTGATCCGCTGGCCCTTATATTCAAGCACCCCCTCCCTTCTCAAATCGGTGAGCAGATCTCGCGGGAACGTAGTCCCCTCATCTAATCGCGACGCGTGACGCCCGAACAATGCACGCAGGCGCTTCGCCCCCTCGGGGTCTTCTCTCTCGAGGTCCTGATACGCAATATGTCCCCAAAATAAATCATGCTTCGTGGCGAGTCCCGCCACAATATCTTCTGCCTCACGACGCATCTCGTTAACTAGCCCAGCCTCACGATTAAGTTCCTCATTTGAAACGTGGAGCGCTTCAATCTCGCGATTAAGCGCGTCTAGTTTTGATTCGCGCTCGCCCATAGCCTTTTGAATCTCAGTTAACGCGCGCTTTAATCCTTGATTATACCGCGCGCACGCTTCCGCGCGTCGTGGGGCGAGATCCTCGAGACGCTGATACATCGCAGAATCCTGATGATCGCTTGATAATTGTGTATTATTTAACTCATGCCCCCACGGATGCGCCCAATATGGGCGCTTAGAATACCAACGACTCAACTCAACAAGGTCGGGGGTGACCGCGTGTTTCTCGAAGATCTCCGCGTATTTTCCTGTGAGGGTGCCCCCTTGCTTCTCCTCGCCACCACCCAACCGCGCGAGACGCTCCTCGAGTCGCTTGACTTGTTTCTCGCTACCCTTCTCTTTCGCGATCTTGATCTGCGAGCGCAGTTTCTCGCGCTCAGCGTTCAGCTTTGACTCGATCCCGTGAACGTCGTTCAGTTGACTGAGTAGCTCCGATTTACTCACCGTAACGCTCTCGCCCTTACGCTCACCATCGTCAATCCTGTACGTGATTTGATCACCCTGTACAGCAGTGATATGTCCGTGAAACTCAGCGCCCGCCTCAGTGTGTAGCGCGAACGCGGTACCGATGTCGAGGTGTTC